GACACTTCGCGCTGACTTCGATATTGATGCCCTCATGCTGGAGACAGCGTACATGGGCTCTACCGGGTCGGTTGCGCTAGTCGTACGCCAACTTGAGGATAATAAGGTCTACATCGAGCGTGTGCCTGGTAAAGAGTGCATGCCGATCTACGATCCCAAGAACCCGAACAAACTTATGGAGCTACGCCGGGAATATCCTATCAAGGGCGCCGATTTGATCGCGCAAGGGTATCCCGAAGCGGATAACGATAAGGACAGGGCAGGGATCCAGCCTGAAGCCTGGTACTTCATGCGCATCGATCTTGACGACAGCGAAGAGACGTGGTACAAGCCGCTGATTGAGGCACAGTATTCTGATCTAAAGCGTGGCGACGAGGACGCGCCCAAGTGGGTGAAGGACCTTGAGAGGTCGTGGGCCCACGACTTTGAGATCACTCCTGCTGTGTTCATCAAGAATACGGTACAGACGAAAGGCATGGATGGAGATGCCACGTTCGGTAAGATCGTAGATATCATTGTAGAGATTGACTATTTGCTCAGCCAGATCTGTCGTGGCTTCCGGTACAGTATGGATCCGATTCTCGCTATCGCGGATGGAATCCTGGGTGACATCGCCCCGATCTCCGACGGAAACGATGGGTCGGCCACAGACAACAGCACCGTAGACATGTCTGAAAAGAATACGCTCACCATTCCCAAGGATGGAAAAGCAGAGTTCTTGGAGATCAACGGCGGCGGTCTGCAGAACGGTAAAGAGTTCCTTAAGCAGATGCGTGAGTGGGCCATCGAGGTTGTCGGCGGCATGAAGTCCGACCAGGAGCATAGCGGCGGCGCGCAGAGTGGCAAGGCTCTGGAGATCCTTCACAAGAAGCTCATTTGGCTCGTAGACCGGCTTCGTATCTGCTACGGTGATCGCGGGCTAGTACCGCTCCTTCGCATCCTCCTCACCGGAGTTAAAGAAGGGATCATCAAACTAGATAACTTCACGTCTGTAGACGCTATCGACCTGAAGGCTCCGATCCGACTTGAGTGGCCTCAGTGGAATCGACCGGACGGTAGCGAACTGCTGGACATCATGTCAGCCTTCGAGTTGGCGGTCGGTGGAAGTCAAAAGACCCCGGTACCGATGATGTCTACTGAAATCGCGGCACGGTACGTAGCGATGGCCGCAGGCGAGCCAGATCCATCGCGCGCAGTCAAAAAGTTCCTAGCAGATCGTGAAGGACAGGTCGCGCACCTCAGCGACATCACGAAGGCCACGAATCCCCCTCCCCCACCCAAACCTGCCGCGAAGTAAGGAGACAACGCCCCATGTCCAAGATTACCGAGTTTGATCTACAACTGTTTGCAGAAGGCGATGATGCCGGGGCTGGCGGAGCCGGCGGAGACGGCGGAGACGGACAGAAACCGCCGGAGGGACAGAAACCGGCCGAGGGACAGAAGCCGCCGGAGACTAAATCCGAAGAGAAATTCGACAAAGAATATGTCGATAAACTTCGCCGTGAGAACGCTGAAAGTAAGAAGAACGCCAAAGATCTGGCGGATAAACTCGCTAAGATCGACGAAGATCGACTCAAAGAGGAGGGTAAGTGGAAGGAACTTGCAGAAAAGGCCCTCAAGGATAAAATGGATACTGAGTCGGCTACCGACGCCAAGATCAGGGCGTTCAACGATCGACTTGCAAATGCAGAACTCCGGAGGTTAGCCTCCGAAAAGGGCATCATCGACCCAGATCTTCTCAGCCTGGCAGATCGTACCGGTCTGTCTGTAAACGACGATGGCGACGTCGTTGGAGCGGAAGCAGTCATCAACAAACTAATCGAGACCAAGCCACATCTGTTCGACAAGAAGAAGAGTGGTCGTGGCAACGGTAACGGAGCACCGGCAACTCCTCCTAAGAAGGGTGCCGATACGGAAGATCACAGCACTGACTTCATGAAGGCAAAGCAGTCAGATGTTGATCGGGAATGGGCTAAACTCGGCACCGGCGATGGAAATCGGGTGTTTCGTCCCGAGAACTACAACTAAGACCTCCAGGTACGAAAGTCAAGACCCTCGGTTATTTTGGCCGGGGGTCTTGCCTTTTCCTGGCGGTTGTGCTACAATGAACTCGAGAGCCATTAGTCGCTGAGATTGATGGAAGGATGCGGACCTTCGGGACACCGCACCTCTTTGCGAGACTACGGTTAAGCCGTTGAGCAGGAGTGCCTGAGACTCGGGTTAAGCCCGTGAAGGATCGTCCCGGCAACTCCTACCGTTAAGCAAGGAAAGTCTCTAACATGGCTTTTGAGAATTTTCCGACAGTCCTGCAGAACATCTTCCAGAGCAACATGCTGGAGCGGAAGTTCTGGGATCAGTTGGAGTCCAAGAAGTCGTATCGCGGTGCCGCCTTCCGTTACCCGGTTGAGAAGCGCAACGGCGAGACGATGATCTACAGCCGTGCGGGTCGTATTACGCCTGTCACGGGTTCCCTGGCCCCGAGCATCAACACCGGCCTGGACAACGGTCTTACGGGCATCGGTGGTGTCGGCGCGGCCAACCCGACCTATCCCTTCGAACAATGGTCGGTCAACATCGCACAGTTCGCGTACTCGATGGACCTTAACTTGGTCCAGGCTGAGGAAGTCATCGCTGACATCTTCAAGCAGAACGTCGTGAACTTGGCCGAAAACTGCACCATGTCGCTGGACCTCATCGCCGCTCAGGCGCTGTTCCGTGCGTATGAGAGCGGATCTTCGGTCATCACTACAGCGGCTTCCTCGACCACCCAGCACGTTGACAATGTCATCGGTCTCGATAAGGCGTTCGCCACGGCGAGCATCACCAATCCGACTGGCGGCACCGCGACGTTCCCCTACGGCTCGCCTCAGACGGTTAGCCCGAGCAACCCGCTGAACGTCAACATCTACCCCGCCGCAGGTGGCGCTCCGGTTCCCAACACCATCATCGGCGTTGCGGTCGACGGATCCAACACCTCGCACATGGTCTGTGGTCAGCTCGTCATCGGTACGTCTGGTACTGTGACGCTCGGCACGACGTATGCGGCGGCTAAGGGCGACGTTATCGTGGCGGCTGATGCTCCGGCATACATTCGTCCGAACGGCAAACTCTCGCGTGAGTCGCTGGGTCTCTCCGACGCCAACGGCATCCAACTGATCATCAACGCAGTCGCGCAGTTGCGTAAGAACAACATCGCCACCTGTGCTGATGGCACCTACGTCTGCTTCATTGATCCCACCATGGAAGCGCAGTTCTACACGGATCCGCAGTTCCAGATCATGACGCAGGGTGAAGAGCAGAGCCCGACGTTCAAGAACGGCCGCATCGCACGCAACTTCGGCGTGACGTTTGTCCCGGTTACGAACGCCCCGGTCTACACGTTCACCAACTACGCCGGAACTCCGGTACAGATCTCCACGCATCGCGCTCTCGTAATGGGCGAGCGTGCGTTGATGGACTGTCCGTTCGCCGGCACCTTCGATGCTCTGCGTAACGTTCGCGACGGTTATGCCGACGTGCGTGTTGTAAACGACATCGTTATGGTCAACCGTAGCCCGCTGGATCGTTTCCAGCAAATCATGGCGATGTCGTGGTACTGGATCGGTAACTTCGCGGTTCCGACCGACGCGACCATCACCGCGGATGTCATGCCTCAGGCAACCCCGGCTCGTTACAAACGCGCCATCTGCATCGAGGTCGCGGCCGCTTCCTAAGGACACTAGCGGGAGGGGTTACTAGACCCCTCCCTCTCTAGGAGAAGTTATGTCGATTCCAGCACCGGGAAGTCCTGCACTGAACGTTCTCAACGCACCCGTCGGGTCCGTTGGCGGCGCAGTCATGGTCAGCCCTGCGACGTACGAGGCGGAGTTCTCCACCGCGTTCGTCCCCAATAAAACGTTCCACTACGCACTCGGAAACGGCACCAAGACGTTCTACGCGGGTCAGCCCGCGGACATCCCTGCCGCGTTGAAGACGGCGCTGGTGGCGCAAGGTTTCGGTTCGTAATGGACCAGACCACCGCAGAGACCCTTAATCGGATGGCGAAGCAGAAAGTTCTAACTGAGATCACTGCCGTGCCTGATGAAAAGGACGAAAAAGCGCCGGAAGACGGCGAGGTTAAACAGCCTGATGCGAGCTCCTATCGTTTGCTTTACGATGCAACGGTAGCAGGCCCCACCGGAGCATTTCGCGTCAGAGCTGGAACTGTGATTGAGGACCTACGGCTCTTGGATCTTCTGAGATCGGTAGGGGCGAAACTTCGCCCACTTCACTAAGACTTGCGGTGTGGGGCGCATCGCAAGACGGCGCATGGGTTGTGTCCTCAGCCCATGCGCTTCCACTTTAGCCGGAGGATAGTATGCCGCTCACGTTCCAAGAGAAGGTTGACATCCGTCGCCATCTGGGAGTCCCGGTAGCCGGGGTCCAGCAGAGCGGGAACATTCTACGGGTAGGTCGACTCGAGTATCTGATGGAGAACCTCCAAATGGAGGAAGAATCCGTCATTGCTGGACGTCCCTACGCTATGTTTCAGATTTTCGGTAATCCGACGACCGGTCATGTGATCACTATCGTGGTTACTCCTGTCGGAGGAACGGCTGGAACTCCTATCCTGTATACCGTGTCGCCTGCGGACGCCGCCGCATACTATCCTCGTCTAAGCGTTGCGCTGAATGCCGCGAATGCGATAGTCGCCGCTGGACAAGGAGTAGTCGCCGCCGCAGGACAACTCTATCCGAATCAAGCACCGAGCACAGCACCGCCGTTCAGTCAGGTAACGCTCACGAGTCCGAGCATGGCCGCGTTTACGATCGAGGCGTCAAGTAACGATCAGAACATGCCTGTGACTGTGTGGCAACCCGGGACGTATCCGAGTCCGTCGCTTAAATACATGGACGACAACGATGTGATTAAGTACGTGTACGGTATTGTCCCGATCTGCAACATGCTCGAGAACATGGTGTACGGCGCACAGGATAATCTGGATCTGACCGGAGCCGGAAGCACGTCCACCCAAGGCGGTGCTCAGTTCCGCCGGGACGAACTAGGCCAGCGCGAGGCGCTATATCGACGGTCGTGCCGTCAGTTGAGTCGCATGTTTGGTGACTGGAGTAACATGTGACCGATGTCCATCGCATGTTCAGACTGATGAATAAGGCGGACGGTAAAGCGGCGCGTCACATCGGTCTGAAGTACGACGTATACAGGCTCAGTAACACTA